CTACCTAGAGTTTGTTGTTCACGCCCAAGTGCCCCAAAGTCTTTACCTAGACCTACAAGTGATCTTGTAATATCTCTACTTAAATCTGTTTTTTGACCACCTAATCCAAGCAAATCACTTGCTAATGTTCTTCGAGCACCAGATACATCTCTACCAAGACCAGCTTCAAATGATGCTGCTCTTTCTAAACCACCTCTTTGAAATTGTGACTCTGCTTGTGCTTGTCTCATAGCGTCAGAAAAGCCTCCAGACCTTATGCCAGCTAGTGCTTCACCTAACCCTCTTCCAAGAGCTCTCTGTCTATCGGCAGCTGTTAGTCTAGCTCTAGATCCAAAGGCTGATTCACCACCAGTTTTTATATCTGCGGCTCTTTGTTCTATATCTCTTATTTCACCTGCTCGTAATACATCATCTATTGTTCTTTGTACTACTTGGTCTTCAAAAGGGTTAAAAAATCCTTGTGCTGATCTTGGGTCAAAACCAGTCAGACTAGCTCTTTGAAAATCTCTAGCTGAAGGTCCCATTTTCCCAAAAGAAGATAAAAGCCCACCTATCCCAGAGCCAAGTTGTGTTTCTGCTTGTTGAAAGTACGGATCCATAGTGGTTCCTGCTTGTTGTTCTCTTGTTATAGCGTCTTGTATAGATTTTTGTGTGACATCTAAAAACGGTTGGAATCCACCAATACCACTAACTGCACTTTGCAAAGCCCTTTGTTCTGCGTCTGAAAAATCTGCAAATTGTTGTACTGGAACATCTTGACCTAAACTTTGTTGTGTAGCTTTTTGTACTTGTGATAAGAAACCAGGAGTATCTTCAGAACCAAAATATAACTGTCTTAGTAAAGGATCAGCCATATAGTCTATTGCGTCTTGTTGTGCTATAACTGGCTCTATTTTAGCTTGGTCAATAACTTCTGTACCTAATTGTGGAAAGCCACTCATATCAGTACCTGGTGGTTGAAAAGAATATGGTACCCCTGCGGCTTGTGCAGCAGCGGGACTAGGATAAGCCTTGCCGTCAGGTCCATATACTATAACTTGGGTGCTAACACCACCACCTTGAGGTGTATAATCGTTCATGTCTACGTTACCTCCTGGTTGTGCCATTATGCTACTCCTTCAAAAAATTTCATTAACTTCATCATATTTTTTGCACCTCTTTGTCTATCTGGGTCTAACTCTGGTGCTATTTCCATAATACCACCCTTTTTCTTTTTAATCTTTACGCCACCTGCACCTAAATTAGCTTTTGCTGTCATAACAAATTCACCATCAGATAGCATAGCTGGTATATCGTCTGAGGTACCAGTACCAGGTCCAATAGACTCACCACCCTCTCTCATGTCTAACACTTCACCACCCTCGGCATAATCTGATTCACCAACTACAGAACCACCTTTTGCAAATGATGCTAAACCACCTTTAGCAAAATCTACATTAAATCCAGCTGAATATGGAGCTTGTACTCTCATATCTGGTCTAATTGTTGTTCTAATATCTCTTAACCCACCAGCTTCTCTTTCTAACTGTCTTTGTACGGCTTTACCATAAGCAGTAGACAAGGCTAATAATCTAGGATCAAGACCACCTTTAGATGGATCTAATGCGTCTTTTGCAGAACCAAAGATACCACCTCCACCAGGGTCAAAGCCTAGCAAATCGTCTAAAATTCTACTTTGGAAAAAAGATCTTTTATCAATACCTTTTTTTGGGTCATATACACTTGGATCTAAACCAAAAAAACTACCTATACCCGAGAGCGCCCTTTGGAAAATATTTTTTTTGGCCTCTTCCTCTGCTACTTTTGTTGCAGCGCCTTCTGCTGTTTCTTCTAGACCACTTTTTAACGAGTCCATAAGCTGATTTGATCTAGTAGTTTCAGTTCCAGTAACGCCTGCGCCAGTATCTGTACCAGTAACTTCTGTACCAGTTTCACCACCAGTACCTGCAGCTTCTGTCTCTCCACCACCAAATTTATTTGTGAAAAAGTCTCTAGCTCTACCCCCAAACTTTGTGCCAGTACCAGAGGCATCTGCCGTTAATTGACCATCTTTAAACCCTATATTTGTAAATGCATATGACTGACCTAAGTTTCTAACTAATGCCATAAAATCTTGGTCGCCTTTTGCTACATTAACGGCCACACGACCAGTATCATATATTTGTGCGGGTAACTGCCAAGGTCCAGGAACAAACTTAGCGACTTTAGCAACTTTGTTAACAATAGGTTTAACTTTTTTATTCCAGAATTTACCTATTTTTTTACCTAATTTTTTAAGAAAAAATTCTGGTAATCCAGTTTCTGGATTTATTGATACCATATCGGAACCAATCATTAATTCTGTTAGTTCTGTATCATCTTTTTTTAATATGTTTTCTATAGATTTTTTGATTGTTGGATTCTCTTCTAGAAAGTTAGGTGGTAGTACGACTTCACCTACAGTTAAGTGAGCTAACTCTGTATCTCCAAATCTGCCTTTATTTTTTAAACTTTCTATACCTTGCATATTATGTAATTGTAACCGTTACACTTCCAAGCGAACTTGTCGCACTCAAACCACTAACATACGTTCTATGTGATGTTAGATCAATAAATTCTGTCCCGTCAAAAACTTGCAATACTTCTGTAGTCGTATTGAATATGAGCGTGCCTCGTTGAAAGTTCAACTTATCACGTTGTGTTGTAGTTAATTGTATCGTATTTAGTGGGTCAAAACTACCTAAATTAATTTCTAATATACGGACTAATCTGTTAAAAGTTTCGGTATCTACTGTACTACCAGAAGAAATTGGTAATCTTGTAGGTAAAAGTTTTGCCATTTATCTTCTGCCGTCTGTTCTAAGGTCTAATCTAGTTGCACCTAATCTCCATCCTATATCTAAATTTCCTACATTTCCATCATTAGATGCTACCCTTAAAACAGCTTGTCTACCTCTTCCTCTAATAAAATTCTGTTGTGTAGTAGGGGTTACATTAGAGGTAGCTACTGTTGATAATGAGTCTCCTGGAAAATTTCTTACTTTGGTTACTAAGTTAAGATTACCAGTATTTGTTAAGAATTTAATATCTGGTATCAATTTTTTCAAAAATGTAAAACTATCACCATCACCTAAATCGAAGTCTGAAGATTCAATAAAGACATTTGTCATTTCACTACCATCATCATTAAAACCAAATTCATGTTCAAACAAACTATTACTACCTACTGCTTGAGGAAATGGCTCTACACCAGAGTCTAACCAAACGGTTCTTAATAATTCTCCATAATACCAAACTTGTTCTTCGTAGTTATAAATCACATATCTATCTATTTCTTGTGAGTTTTCAGATGGATAAAACCAACCTATTTCGTTTTCTTTATTGTTTGTAAAAGCAGATACTTTATATGCTTGACTACTATTAAAATTAGAAAATACAAAATTTAACACACTACAAGGCAGTTTTTGTACTGTACCGTTGTATACATAAAAATTATCATAAGACATAAAAAACACACCTTGAGGAGCAGTAACAGCTGCATTAGGTCCTACTAAGCCAGTAGCCTCATTTATTAGATTTACTGAAAAGGTAAAAGGAGGCCCAGTAAATTGCATACTATAAACAGAGGTATCTGTAAAAATAACTATTTCTTGTCGTGATTTGACTGCACCTACAATGGTAGACCCAGACGAAAGTCTTAACGATCCAGCAGTATTTGTAATTTTTGGTTCAAATTCTAATTCGTTTTCTTGGTCGGAAAAAGCTATAAACATAGGATCTATCGACCCAGTTCTTGCAGTACCAGCAGCATTAAGTTGGTCAGCACCCAAAACTACAAGATGTCTGTCTATTTCAGATGTTATTACTTGTAATCCCTTGGTTGGGACTAGATTAGCGTTTGTTATACCAGAAAGTTCTACTGCTCTAGTGCTTAATCCTCCACTTTCTATCCATCTAAATATACCACCAGCTCTAGCATTAATAATTAAATTTTCACCAAAATTGTCATGTGACCATAATCTAAGTTGGTTTGTCTCTGATAAAGCTGCTGTCGTACCCCAAGTCCCATCACCCCATGCATTTGCACCCCAACCAGTAGATGAAACATAAAAATCTAAACCTACATTTATTTGATAGGCACCTACCACACTAGAACCACCATTACCACTATCAGAAGCATTAGCAGTTACTGTTGAGCCAGATGTATCTTTAGCTGTAATTTTGTATGAATTTGCATTTACTATACTATCTATTTGATACTCTTGATTTAAAACGGCAGCAACTACATTACCACCTAAAGAGGAAGCTCCACTAAAAGTTACAAAATCGTTTTTTACTGCACCATGTGCGGTATCTGATACTGTTATCTCAGAAGAACCATTTGATGCACTAAATGTCACATCACCAGCAGAAGTTGTTGATCTTATCGGTGTAACATCATTTAAAGATGTGCCTTCTTTTATTAAATATTTTTGATGTGTTCCTATACCCAAATATTTAGTGCCGTCTAATGCTATCCAATTATGCAAAGCTCTAGCAGTACCAGTTATCGTTGAGCTTGTAGTTTTTCTCCAACCACCAAATTTTTCTGGTCTACCAGACCTAAATCTAATTAAATTACAATCAAACCAACCTCCCTCGTTATCGTAGGCAGTACCCTCTCTATTGATTCCTGGTCTAAATTGTAGTTTTTGTAACGGCATTTTTTATCTCATCTACTATTGTAATAGATCTTCTCAAACTTTTTAAAGCATCTATATCTTCTAAATATTCTACCTTTTTCTGATATTTATTTCCTATTTTATAGTTAGCTACAAATTCAACAATATTATCTGGTAAAAAAACGAAAGCAAATATGTCTACTTCTGCTGAACTATAATTTTTTTTTATTTTATTTACTTTTTTCCTTATATCCCACCTAACATATGTAGAACTATGGTGTTTAAAAGGTGATTCTGTTGTTTTAACTTGTATTTTATAAGATTCAGAGGACGATTGAGCTAGAAAATCATATCTAGAACTTGGTGATGCTTCAAAGACTTCTTCAAAGTGTCTGATTAAAAAACTAGCAGCAAGGTATTCTCCTGCTCTGCCTATTCTTTGAGTAAAAGCCATGCTTTTCTCCATTATAAATATTAGTTATATCAATCATAAACAATATTTATATTAAGATAAGTTGTTTCTTATAATTAAAGTTATAATACTTGTAATTAAAATGCCTAACAAACCTATTATTGATTTATTACCAGCATCAATTTTACTTCTTATTTCTTTAACATCAGAATCAATTTCCTCGAACTTGCTGAATGCAGTTTTCCAACGCTCTGAACATTCTTTTTCATGAACAGCAAGTTCTAAGTGTACGTCTGCAGCCGTTTTTCTACTCATTTTTTTATCTTAAATTTTAAGGCTATCAAGTCTAAATAATCGTATAGTTTACTTATTAACTTATCATCTCTTTCACTTGGTGTTAGTGTAGACAGAATAGAAGCTAAACTTATTACTATAGATAAACTTATAATTAAGTCACTTAGCCAATTTAACAAATACATCATTTTTTATACCTCCAGACTCTTTTCCAAGCCTCATTTTTGTGTTTAGTTTTTTTGTTATCTGGTATATATTTGCCTTTTTCGTCTCTTTGACGAACCCATACAAATCCTAACCATTCTAATAATTTATTCCACATTTTTTTGTTCTTCTTCGTTTTGTTCTTCTTCTGGTATAAGAGGTTTTAATCTTAACACTAATTCCTCTCTTATTTTACTAACCTGCGAAATTTCTGATCCATTCCAAGCACCTTTTTTACAAGAGGCATCAACCAAAGTAAGCAAACTTAACAAAAGTTGTTTCTCATCCATTATTTTCTCCTTATGTTCCTAGTTGTTTTTCTACCGAACTAGGATTTATTTTTTCATTAATGTTAGATTCTATATCACTTTTTATTTGTAATACATTTTCTGAACCCATATTATTTTCTACCCAACCTTCCACTATTGCAGGTGTTAGTTCTGACCAAGGTATAAAATTTGATAGATCAGATGTATCTAAATAAACTCTGCCTATTGATGTTGCAGAATAATTTTTGCCATCTGGGTCTTGATGAGAATCATCAATACCTGTTAGCTTATAATGCACTTTATGTACTACATCTGACAATCCATCTTTGTTAGGATAAACTTCACAATCTGATACATTCCACTCAAAATTAATCATTATGATACTCCTTTCAGTTGTTGTATTTCATTTTGTAAAACTTCTATTTGTTCTTGTTGTTCTTGTATAGCTTTCACCAAATTTGGTACTAAAGGCGCATAATCTAACTCCCACTTTACTGTTTCTGAACCAACTGTTACACCTCTAGCATGTTCTCCTATATCATCAAAGGCTTTTTTATATGATTGTGCACCAAAACCACAACCATCAGTAACACCTGTTTCTTCTCTTGTATATTTGATCGGCTCTAATTTAGATATTAAATTTAACCCAGCAGCTGGTCCTGTAATTTGTTTGTATCTTTCATCAGATTCAACTGCTAGTGAAATAGTGTCGCCTGAAAGATCATAATCTAATTTAGCTAAACTTGAGTTAGCATTTTTTCTGTAGAATCTCATGAATCTATAAAAAGATGCGTCACCAGTATCAGAATCTAATGCTAAAACTGCATCATCATTATTACCTGTTTTCTTAATATTGCAGGCTTCATTTTCAAATGTGCTACCACTACCGATACGGACTAATTCACTTGTATTAATTACACCATCTGATTCAATAGCAAATCTTAAATTTTGACCATTAGTATAGAAGTCTATAGAACCAGTATCAGTTCTAAATGAAAAGTCATTAGCACTACCACCAGATTTAAGAGCATTACCACCACCAATGAAACCGTAGTTTGTAGATCCGTCAGTAAGTGATATACCAGTATTCCCTGCTCCTGCTGTTAAAGCTAAAGTATTGCCGTTAAAAGTAGCATTAGCCTCACCTTCTAATGTGTTAGCTGTGCCACTACCAGTTATTAGTCTGTTATCTGCATTATTGTTAATAGTAGTCCCAGAGCCAGAAGCGAATGATAAAGCACCACTACCATTAGTTTGTAAAACTTGTCCGTTAGATCCATCAGATGTTGGGAAAGTATAAGCTCCATTAAATTGCACTACTTGGCTTTCATTTATACCTATAGCTACGTTAGAGCCTACTGTACTGCCATTTCCGATCAATAAATCATCAGCAGAATCGTCAAGTGCGATATAAAAATCCTGCGCGTTGCCGTCAAATACTATAGAAGTATCTACTGCTGCCCCATCACCTATAACAACTGAATCATCATCTAATGTTAATATTGAGTTTGTGCCTACTGTTGAGCCTACACCTACCACCAATTTATCAGCACTATCATCTAATCCAACATAAAAATCTTTCGCGTTGCCATCAAAGACTAGGCTTGTGTCTTCTGCTCCTGCATCTCCTATAGTTAAACTAGGTGTAGTGCCATTTATAACTACTGGACTTGCAATAGAAATACTGGATCCGTCTGCTGACAAACTATCTAAAGCTATATCCCCTACATTTGTTATGTTTGAATCGTTAAAGCTAGTAGCTCCAAAAGAGTTAGAAGCGGCAGTTGATGTAATACCATTAGCGGCGGTAATACCACCACCATCTGCAATAGTGATGGCATTATCTCCATCTGTAAAACCTATATTTGCTGTTTGTACTTCACCACTTACTAATAAGTCGCCACCAACTGAGGCATCATCAGTTACTGTTAAATCATCACTAACTTTTAAATCTACTGTTGATAAACTTGCAAAAGCATCATTTACTGCGCCACCAGAACCTGCACCATCTAAATAAACCACTTTTACATCACCAGGACCTATAGTTACAGTAGAACCACTACCTTGTTTTATTATTATGTTTTGACTACCAGAAGTGCCATTTTCTATAAAATGTAATCTTTTTAAAGTGTTAGGACCTATTGTTATAGTACAAGCACTATCTAATGTGCCTGTATATTTAATATACATAGCTCTGGCTTCATCTGCTGAGCCATCTGCTACGGTTGATGCGTGTGTATCAGCATTTGTTGTGATTGCTTCTGTGCCAAAACCTAGTCCCTCTCCTACTAATTCTAAATTTGTGTTTGTTGATGTTCCCCAAGTTCCAGACTCATCACCTGTTGCGATTTCTTTTAATCTTAAATTGTTTACATATGTTGCCATATTCTATCCTTTTACAAACTTGTCCAATTTGGAGTTTGTGTAGTTGTTATCTCATTATAGTTTGGAGTTTGGCTTGTATCAACCAAAGACCAAATTAAAACAGATCCTAAACCTGTTGTTCCTTGTACACCAGTTAACAAAACATTTGCCTTACCGATAGTAGAGACAGAGCCTAATGCACTTGTCAAAGCAAATCCAGAAACTACCACTACTTCGTTTTCATGAACTACTATAGTTCCTAAAGAAGCAGTAGCGCCTTGTTCTGTTACTGGAACATTAGCTAAACCAATAATAGCTACTGCCCCTAATCCAGAGGTAGCTCCTTGTTCAGAAACTGGTATATTTGCAGCAGCTGATTGTGCTGTTGTGCCGAGTGCGGATGTAGCTGATAGACCAGATACAGTAACTTCTATATCGGCTGGTTGACCCCAAGGGCCAGATCCCCAGCTATCTCTACCCCAACCTGTATCTATAGCCATAGGGCACCTACCCCTAAGCTATAGTGATTATTGCGTTTGCACCTGCTGTTGGAAAAACTATTGTAAAATCCCCAGCAGTAGAGGTTTTAGATGCTCCAAAGCTGATTGTAGCTACTGATTTGTCTGAATTTGTATCGTTGTAAATTAAACATCCACTTGCAGTTATAGTAGCAGTAGAAAAAGTTAAATTTGCAAAATCTACAAAAGCAGTAGTTCCTGTAGAAGATGGGGCTGCTATTCCAGGTGTAAGAGCTGCACCACCCGCTGTATAATTTGTGCCTGTAATTTGTCCAGTTAAACTTGTAGCATATGCTGTAGTGGTTGCACCTAAAGATGCAGTTGCACCAGCGTATAGAGCTAGTTTGAATGAATTACCACCAGACGCAAAATTGTGCACTCCTTGAAGAAGTTCTTTTTTAAAACTTGTTGTTAAAGCTGATGAAATTGCCATCTATAATCTCCTAATTATGTTTGCTAAGTCGGTTTCGTTACCTTTTACTAATTCTTGTATGACCGTACCTTTATATGATTTTAAAGCATTATTAATATAAATCAAACAAACTTGGTAAATTGCGTCTTTGTAAGCTATAGCTTGTTGTGCAATATGTGGTTCTTGATCCTTTGAATAAGAAACAATTTTATTAGTAAGTTGCTCTGCCCAAAACTCTGGAGTATGACCACCATTACTGGATGTCACAACTTTTATATCACCTAATTTTGGTTCAGCGTTTTGATTCATAACTAATATTTATAATTAATCATAATTAATATTTATTTGGTTCTGGTGGACTTTTTTTGTGTGAGTCGTATCTATCGAGTAAGCCACCCTCTTTTTTTACTTGTGGTATTTCTATTTCACTTACCTTTTTTACATGCGGATTACCATGACTATCTAAACCAATAACTCTAGGATCATCTAACCTATGATAACCATATAATTTATCTTCTGACGGTATGTTTGCATCTAATAAACTAGAGCTTTGTGCTACATCTACTTGTATGCCTTTATCTAAGCATTTAGCTAACCAAAACTCTACACAACCTCTACCAGCCTCTGCATATCCAGGATTAGATTTGTATGTAAAATCAACACCAAATAATGATACTTTTCTTACATCATTCCAATAAGCAAAAGCTACTGCATAAGCTACAGTATTGTTTAAATACCAACTTTGTGTATCTGCAACGACTTCTGCTACTGGATATTCTACAAGTCCGGGACATCTTTCATCTAACTCACATGTGTAGATAGGGCCTTTATGTTTTACTAGCATTTCTCTCATACAATCTGTTTGACCAGCAGCATCTGTTGTGTCCAAAAATCTAGATGCGGGATCCATCATAAAAAGTCTGTCGTGAAATATTACACTACCTACTGCGTTTATAGCCCAAACTTCATCAAAATTTACACCATGTGTTTTAGCAATATTAAACTCATACCAGCTGTTACCTAATCCAACTATAGCTACGGCAGCTTGTTTAAGTTTTTTGATTGGTTTCTGTGCTTTCATGTTCTAACTCCCATTCTTCCATTTGTTTCACAATGGTTGGTAATTCTGCATCTTGGTTATTTTCGATACATTTTATGAAATGTAATTTTAATAAATCCCAAGCGTATTTACGCGTTACTGGTTTATTCATGTACATATACTCTCCTTATTATGTAACTTGCTTTCTTAAAGCATCATAACGATACTCGTCTTGTCTACCTCTTGCTTCTGCTCTATTTTTTAATCTGTCTATTTCTAACTTATATCTAGTTTCATATAAAGCCATTAAATCTGGTTCACCTTTTAAAAATACATATGCTTCAGCTATACAAGCATACAGTAACCCATTTCTTGCATTTTTTGACAACCAAGTGCCAGTTGTATCTGTGACTATAGAATTAGGCTTGTAAAGATAAGATAATTCTACAGAGTAATCACTATCTGGTATTGGTGCAATAATTAAGGTAGAACCGTTATCAGAGCCGCTTGATAGTTGTTTGTCGTATTGTGCGTAGTAAAGTGGTAATCCTCTCAAGGAAGTATCAGATATATCCTCTGCGTATTCCTGCATGAAAGTTGGGTGTTTTTTATCTAGATAATGATAATCACTACTAGAGTCTATTACTGCTAAACTAAAAGGTAAAATAAAATCAGTAGGACATGTTAAAAATCTGCTACCAGTAGATACATTACCATTTACATTTTTCCTAAAAAAATCAAATTGTACATCTTCAAAAATTCTTTCTTCTGCATTTTTTATAATGTCATCAAGTGAATTTACAAAAGTTGTTTCAGAGGACTCGACATAATTTTGTATTAAAGTTTTTAACTCTGATAAAGTCATGATGTAGTAATAGTAACACTTCCTAAACTAGAAGTCGCAGAAAAGCCGTCAAAGTTTGAACCAATGGTATCAGTATTCGTGAATACTCTGCCAGGAGTATTTTCTTTGTCATTATTAGGACGAGGGTCATATATAGCTTCTGCATCTGCAACATGTGTAGGTGGTTCTAATTGTGGGTGTTTTTCTTCGTAACACTCTGGACAAGTTTTAAGACCATTCCATTCATT